CAATTCCTGTAATAATTGCCGACCAACCTTGAACATTAGTAATCTTTGTAATCTTTTCAAATTCAGTAGCATCTAAAGATACATTAACTTGTGGTGGATTGGAAACACTATATCCTTTACCAGCATCTGTTATTAAGTAACTGTCTATACTTCCATCAACTACAGTAGCAGTTGCTTTAGCAAATTCTGATACACCAGCAACTTCAAATTCTTCACGATTTACTGTACCAACACCAACACCAATAGGAGCACCAATTGATAATGTGACTGATCCGTTATATCCACTACCACCATCTACAATTGTCAAAGAACTTACAGTTCCATCGTTTGAAACATTAGCGGTAATATTTGCGGATTGAAGATCAGTATTCTCTGCAGAATATATTATCGCATCTACCTGATCAACAGCAATATTGTACCTATCACCAGGATCAATATTAGGATTACTCAAATCTTCATAATGGAATGATTGAGCATCATCCACGAATATTCCATAATCTACTCCATCTTTACCTATAGTTGTAGTAGTGACATCTCCAATAATTTTAGCAGTAGGATAAATTTGAGGTTCTATAGAATCTCTTGATTTAGAAATCTTTTCACCATTTATAAATGTATCATGCTTTTGTTTTAACCAATCTATTGGTTTGAAATCGTTTTCATTAATACCAGGTCCACGATAAACTTCAGTTTCAACAAGATCTGAAGAAAGAATCTCTTTAACTGTTCTATCTTTATACTGTGATCTAGTAGATTCTAAAGCATTATGCTTTTTAATTTTTAAATGATCACCAATTTTGATTGACTCATCAATATCAACTATTTTAATATCAATACCATCTTGACCTTTAAAGAAGAAGATATCAACCTTATCATCAGCATCTGGTGCTTCAGTAAATGTAAATGATGTTCCTCCAAAGAACTGATATGCCCAATTAGGAGTTTGAAGTACACCATTAACGAATATTAATAATACAGCATTAAGATCTATCTGAGCTGATAATGGATCAGATTCATCTTTTTCAAAACTTAATAGTTGACCATTTAAGAATATTGGGAATCTTGTTCTAGATCCATCTTGTAAAAATCTAATATCATCGATAAAGTCTATTTCACCAAACTGCCATGCGGAGAAGTAATCATTACTTGTTGAAGCAACATTTAATTCAAACTCTTGAATTGGTTCATGAACTAAAGCAGAGGTAACAAGACCAACAACTTTCATTCTATCTCCAATAGCAAATGAATGTCCTTGTCTTGCTACTTGGAAATTCTTTACACTGAATAATTCATTATTCTGATTAAATCCTCTAGTAATACTACCAATATCAGATTTAACAAACGTATGATTATAATTACCACCAGAAATAACAGCACCAGCAGTTGTTGAACCAGAATCAAATGTATGTGCGTTTAAGTTACCAGTCTTACCAACCTGTAATGTTATTGTTCCTGCACCCTGATTAGCAGAAATAACCTCAATAGGAGCATCATATGCTCTATCACGTTTCTGACTTATAGCATTAGCAGCACATCCAGCAAATGTATGAGTAGAATTATTAGTTGAAATATCTCCCTGTAAAACATCTATCTTAAATGTTGATCCAGAAGCGGAAAATACTTTAATCCACTTACCACTAATACCATCAGTTGATCTTGGATAAGATTTTGTTCTACTAACATCACTAACATCACCAACATTAACTGTAATCTTTCCACCAGTAGTATCAACAGCAGTAATATTTAAAGAAGTATCATATGCTGGATCTGGTTGACCATCAGCAGCAACAGCACGAGGATAAGTATGTGATGTTTGATGACTATCAGCAGAACAAGTGAATGATAATCCATCTGTAGCAATTTTTAGTGAATCACCAACGGAATAATTATGTGTTCCGATAGTTAATACTAAATCACCAGTTACGGTATCATAAGAAGCATCAGTAACACTCCTTGTCTGATCAAATGGAGCACCAACAGGTGTTATTGTAAGAATATCAGTTGCTGTTCCACCATCGTAAATATGTTCTCCAACACCATATTCGCATATGAATGAAATTGCGTTATCAGCAATCTTAACCCAATCACCATCTTTCATATTATGATCTGATGTTGTAACTACAGTCAAAACTCCAGTAGCTGGTTCATATGTTGTTCCTGCTTGAGCAGTGTGAGTATCAATTGTAGTTCTTGGGTATGATTTTGTATTACCTGTTGGATTAGCAATGCCAACATCAACAGTAATAGTTCCACCACTAGTATCAACCGCAGTAATTGGTCTAGCAGTATTATAAGCAGGATCACCTGAACGTGGATAAGAATGATTGGTAGCATGATTATCAGCATCACAACTAAAGATAATCTTACCAGCACCAATAGTAACAGTATCACTAGTTGTAAAACTATGAGATCCAATAGTTAATACTAAGAGACCAGTAGTAGGATCATATGAAGCATCAGTAACATCTTTCTGAACATTACCAGCAGTAATTGTAATAGCATTTGTAACTGTACCACCTTTATAATCGTGAGTACCTGTAGGAGCAGTACAAGTGAATGCTATTGATTCATCTGCTAATTTAAGAGTAGATCCCTTCTTAAGTCCATGATTAGCACCAATTGTAAGAACTAATTTACCATTAGATCCATTATAGGTGGCATTAGATACATCATAAGTTACGGTAGGTGATTTACCAATTTGAACATCAAAACCAGTAGAAGATAAGTTAGTGACTTTTAAATCTTGTCTACAAGCAGGATCCAATCCAGGTCTTGGATATGTCTTGATCTCATTGCTTCCCATATCACATCTAAATGATAGAGAATTATCAGCAATAGTAATCATATCACCATTCTTAAATTCAGAATCAGTTAAATGCGTACTATTAAAAGTAAGTCCTAAAATACCAGTAGCTGGATTATAAGAAGCACTAGTTGGCGTTAATGATGTACTGACACCAGGAGCAGAAGTAGTATCTACATCAATATCAAGTAATAAATTAACTCCAGTTTCTTTAGTTTCTCCAAGAGCTAATCTAGAAATACCTTCAATTGGCATATTTTGATAAACTGGGTCAGGTGTTATAATTTCTGGGTTTACATAATTTGCTCCACCATTAATAACATTAAATTCTAAAGATCCACCAGTTCCAGCAGGTGATTTGCCAACATTAATCGTAAATGTTGTAGTATCAACGATAGTCTCTACACCAACAGATAGACCAAATATTGGGTCTGATATTCTTGGATATGCATGAGTTGTAGCATGACGATCCTTATTACATGTAAATACTATACATTCTTGGGCAAATTCAACAGTATTATTTGCTTTCTGAATATTATTTGGTTCTGCAGAATATAACTTATGAACTGTTGTATTTGTAGAAGGTGTATTAAGTAAACACTGAATATCAAAAGTAGTTGAAGTTATATTTGAAATTTGTATCCACTTATTGTAAATAGGATCAGTTTTTCTTGGATAAGCATGTTTAGTTAAATCTTCATCTTGAGCACATGTAAATAATAAAGATTTTTCAGCAATCTTAATATAATCACCATTACTAAATCCATGAGCAGATGCTGTTTCTAACGTTACAATACCAGTAGTAGGATTATATGAAGCAGTTGATATACCTGTAACATCTGCTGCTGCGAAACTATGTGTAGCAGATGTTGTAACTGTCATTATACCTGTTTGAGGATCATAATCAGCATCATTTATTGTAAATGGTCCTCCAGCATTGGCAGTAAGTCCCATTGCAGAAGAACTCACATACTTATGATCATTTTCAGCAATCTTAGCAGTTACATGACCACCAAATCCAGCACCACCACCTGGTCCAACGTTTATAATAATACTATCGTCACTAACAGCATCAATACCTAATGTAGCACCTGAAGCAGGATCAGTTGCTCTTGGATAAGTATGCTTACTATAATGATCATCTCTAGAACAAGTAAATGATAATGTGTCATTATTAAGAATAACAGTATCTTTTGCCTTTAATATACAACCATCTAAAGATGAAGCATATTCGTGAGTATAATTACCACCAGTTTCTACACAATCTGCCACAGCATCAACAAAAGTATGAGGATCTACATTAGTAGATGGAATAGTTGTTAATACCTGAACTGTTATTGATGTCTCAGTTACATCTACAATTTTAAAGGCACTATCATAGAATGGATCATTACCATTAGATCTAGGATATGATTTTTCAGCAGCAGTACCACTAGCACCACCAAATCCACAACTAAATTTCAATCCTTCTTCTGCAATCTTAATGCTTGTTCCAACAGTTAAAGTATGTGTTCCAATTTCCAATACCATTAATCCAGTATTAGGATCATATGTAGTTCCTGTTGTTGGTGTAAATTTAACGATAGGAGATGTTCCTACTTCTACCTTAAATGTGTTAGGAGTTTTATTGGTTACTTGAACCCATTTGCCACTAATTGGGTCTGTTGGTCTTGGATATGGATGAACTGATCCAAGATTGTCCATAGAACACCTAAATGATATTCCATAATCGACAATCTTAACCCAATCACCAACAACAAAGTCATGTCCTGGTTTAGTGATTGTTAATTTACCTGTAGTAGCACTATAAGCAGCAGTATCAATATCATAGGCATCTGCTGCCTCTAAAGTATGATATCCTACATCTAAAAGCAATCTACCAGTATGTGACTCATATTCAGCACTTGTTGGTTGATATTGTGTACTATTTGTACCACCAGTGTTCTTAACAACACTATTAGAAGCAGCAGATACAAATCTGTGCTCATAAGCAATATCAGTTACTCCAATTGAAACTGGTTCTCTATATCCAGATCCAAATGTTAAATCTTCATAGAACTCACAAACATATCCACCATTATAGTAAGTTCCACCATGAACATAATTATGATTAATTGTAGAAATACCACAGAATGCTTCAAAAGTTCTCTCTGAAGTAATTGCTACTACAGGTATCGAACGATTATCATCATTGAATACTGTTGTTGTTACTCCAGCATATGATGAACTACATTCAAACTCTAATTGATTGAGTAAAACTGTTGATGGATTGTCTAACGAGAAATAATGTGGATTGTCAGTTGTTACTGTAATAATTCCACTATTATTATCATATTCAGCATCTACAATATTAATATTACTAAGTGATGAATGAGCAACACCAACTAAACTTGTGATTATACCAGCAGTCTTCTCTGCTTTTACCCTAGCACCAACAAGAGGTGCATATCCAAGACCTGCTTTTGATCCTAGAGTATTGATTAAACCACCTCTTGGAATCTGGTTTTGGTTGATATCATATTCAGATTGGATTCTACTTCCATTTTCAGAAGTAATTCCAGTAAACATAACACTTGATATGCCAACATTAGTATCACTTTCAAATTCATAGTTATTACCTAAGTTGTTCAAAGTTAATGGTGTCTGGAATACTCCATTAATGAATAATACCCCATTTCCAACACCAACACCAGTAACAGTATTAGCACCACCAACAGTTAGTGTATAAGTTCTTCCAATACCAGTAAATGAATCTGATATATCATCAAATACCATATTGGTATCATAATTTGTTCTTAAGAATGTTCTACCATTATATTCTGCCTTAACGTATGGTAAATTTGTTTCACTTCTTCTCTGTCTTGTATTACCTTTTGGTGGATCTAAGAACCAAATTGTACTATCAACAATATTAAATGACCCTCTATGAACTCTTGCAGATGCTCCAGCACTATGTGACTGCTCTGCCCTACCCAAAGTACCCCTCTTTACATTAACAACTGGTACAGTCCCATCTTCAGAACTAATTGCTGGTAGAGGTTGAGATTGTGAACCAGATTCTGCTAAACCAACCTCTATAACTTTCATATACTCATCACCAATCTTCAATACATCTCTTGGTTGTACTGAACTAATACCACTTAATGCAAATTGAGTTACACCTATACCAACAGCATCTTGTAAAGAATGTTCTACTGCTGTATAAGATATTGGTTGTTGAACGATTCCATCTAATCCAATTACAGTTTTACTTAAAACCTTACTCATCTGGAACTTATGAGCGTTACCAGATCCAGTATCTGTAAATGTTATAGGATCTCCATCGGTAATATATTCTTTCTTACTGTATAAGAAAAATTCATCTCCAGAAACAGCTTTAACGTAAACATTTGATGGTAGATTTGTAAGAGCACCAAAATAACCATCAGTAGCAGCAATTCCAGGAGAAGTAGCAGGAACTCCTATAAATGTTGAATATGGAGTATATTCTAACACTTCATTAGTATTAAAGAAGTGATTTGGAATTGTAAACTTACCAGTTGAAGGATCTAATACTGAAGGATCACTTGGATTAAATCTCTTATAATAAATTGGTGTTCCTTCATGCTTAAGATCAAAATTAACCTTATTTGCTCTATCACCATTAACACCATCATAAGCAGATAGAACTAAATCAGAAACAACAGGACCATACTCAAGAATATTTGGTTCATTTTCAAAATCATTTACTGTTTGAAATACTGTATTAAATGCTTGAACTTCGACTATAGAAGAAGAATAATCTAATGTTCCATTAGTTCCATCATCAGGATAGAAGTTAAATGATAATACACCAGGTTCAGGATTAGATGTTCCAAAAGTTCCAATTCCAGATGTTCCATCATTTGAAATATATGGATATTCAACTACAACAGTATCATTATCCTTATCTTGCATCGTTATAACTTGATGCATTACTGTGGTATTTCCACAAGAAACACGAATTAAAGATTTTAAACTGCTGTCAATTTCAGAACTAATTCTAGTAACAGTTGCGATACCTGCTTTACCAACATAAGTTGATTCTAATCTTGCCGATCTTTCAGCACCAATTGGTTGTCCAGTAACATTAAATCTATATGTTCCTATTCCAGCAGTTGTAGTTCCTAGACCAACAACATTTACTCCAGCAGATAATGTTCTATTTCTATCATTAACAATATTAACATTTACTTTTGTACCATCATGAGTAGCAGTAAGAATACCAATACTAGAAGTACTATAAGTGTTATTTGTAGTATCAGTATAAGATTCAGTTAATTGTAACTCATCATTTACATGATCTATGTTTAAAAGAACTTCATTATAGTTAATAATTCTACTAAAATCATCTTGGATAACAAAATCTCCAGATAATCCATTAAAATCATTTTCATCAATACTATAAAGTGTTGTTGTAGTAACACCTATAACAAGACTTTGTATTTCATCTCTATCTAAGAATCCAATATCAGTTGGTGTTGTATAATCTACACCAAATGTAATAGTGGATGATGATGGTATCTTTGTATAATTATTTGTATAAGTTATATCCCCAGTATTAGGATCCTGAGTTGCTGTAGTTGTTTTTTCTATAGCAACTAAATCAGCAGTTGTTGAACTAGTAATTGCTGTTACAGCAAATCCTACCTCATAAAGACCAGCAGCACTACTCTTCGTTTCCCAAGTACTTAAGTATGATCCAATTAAACTTGGTATTACTTTATTGTATCCAGCATCAGTATTATTTAAATCATAATCAGTAACTGTTAATACCAAATTATCATTTTGAATTGTTCCTGATATTGTTGAACTAACAGTTGTAGTACCACTACCAACATTAACATTATTACCAACTAATTTAACTGATCCAAATGCTTCTGTTCCGATACCAGCAGCATCAGTACTAAATGTTGTTTTTAATACCTTAATATCATGATCCTTTTCATATTTTTCAGTTGGAGTAAATACTAAAGTTTTTCTATCAGGATCAGATTCGGCTGAAAACTCTCCTAAAGAACCACCAGAATAATCACTTGTTTTTTCAAGTAAAAATGCTTCATTTGTTGTGGTTAAAACTACTAAATCACTTAATTGAACATCAAATGTATCTGGATCTGTTATTTGAACAAGATATTTGGCATAATTACCATTAATTTGTTCAATTTCTGTAAATAAATCCTGAAGACCAGCACTAGAGAACCTATTACTAATATCATCATGAATTAGTACTCTATTAGTCAAACATTTTGTATAATCTGTTAGTTTTACATTCTGAAATTCTATAAATTTAGATTTATCATCAAGTGTATCATAATCAATGACTAAATCAAAGTTATTGATTGTATCAACTCTTCTCTCCTCAATTACATCTATCGTAATATCTGCTACTGCTGGTTGAGTTGTACCAACACCTACAAAACTTGCTGAATCTTGAACCACTACATCAGCAAAATTCTTAAGACCTGCTGGATGAATAACTCTATTCAAAGGATCTACAAATTTATCCCATGTAATTGGACTCTTAACAGAATATGATAGATTTTGATAGTAATCGTTATTAGGTAAAACTTGGAAATCTTCGTTTAATTTACCAATATTATCATTCCAACCATAATCAACTCTACTTGAGTAATTAACATTAAATTTGGCCTTACTATTAGTAATTCCAGTTACATTAGCACCAGTTCCACTAACAGCACCAACAAACCTATCACCAAGTCTTAATTGTTCTTTACCATCAGTCTTAATATAGTCATCTCTATATTCTACAATTCTAATATCCCTTTCAATATAACTACTACCAACTTTAACTAAAATTGACTCATTATCAGAAAATGCTGCTCTTTGCTGAACAACTTGTAACTCAGGATATACTTTTCTATTAACAATATTAGCATATCCAGATTGGAATACTTTAGGAACACCTGGATTAGTAGTAACACCAACTAAATTAAATTTTAATACATCTGGATTTGATGATGTGTATTCAGTAACTTTAAAGAATTGGTAATTGTAATCAGAAGAATTAAATCCATCACCCTCCACAGTAGTCGCTGTCTGACCTGTGTTACTAACGCCTATACCTGCCTCTCCAACTCTTTGAATACCTTCAACGAATATTTCGTCGTCAACAGCAAATGGAGGTGTTCTGAACCCATTTAATGGGGTCTGTAGTCTACATACAACAACTGTATCATTCTCAACTGACATTGAATTGATACCAACACCATTAGAGTTATTAATTGATATTAATCTATGATTTACAGATTCTAATCCTTTAACAGGACCAGCAAGTTCAACACTTGCTATTGATTGTTCAGGAACATCTGCTATAAAGGAATCACTATCAACTACTTCATTTGTATTTGGATTAAACAATAAAAGATTAGGAGAACTGAGATAGTTTGAACCACCATTAATAACATTAACAGAAATAACCTCATCTAGATTGTCTACACTAATAATTGGAGAAATAGCTGCTTCTGGTCTTAATGTCTTATCAGCAGAATATTCAAAACCAACATCATTGATTCTTATTTGATTGATATTTCCAATTGAAGTTGATATAGCAACGATATTTGCGTTTCTTCCATTTTCACTAGCAACAGAACTAAATTTAGGAATACTCTTATATCCAAATCCTGTTGATATTGTTTTAAGACCCTTAATAGGTCCAATAACATCAGATGATTTTGTCGAATATTGTAATATATCACAGTCACGATCATAATACTTAAGTAATTCTGGTTCTCTTCTTGGTGAGAATTTAAATTCATCATCAGTTACATCAAATATCTCATATTCTCCATTATATGAACTATCAACAAAAGATATTTCAGAATAATTAAGTACATCCTTATCAGCAGTGCTTATATACCCAGATTTTTCGAGAGAATAGAATAACTTACTTGGAAGTGATTTAGAAACTCTTATAGTTAAAGCAGCACCTACGTTTCCAAGAGTTCCCTCCTTTACAATATTAAAGTCTGTTGAATCTCCAGAATTGATAAATTTATTCTTAAGTTCTTTATCATAGTAAATATCAAAATCAAATCCAGATAAAGTTGAGGTAGATAAACCAAATGTTAACTGCGAATTTTTAACAACTTCAATTCTAGGATTGATTATTGATATAGTATGCTCGGCACTTAATCCACCTTGAGTAGAAATTCCAATAATATTTGCTGGAACAGATTGAGCATCTTTTAATGTTTCTGTAAGATAGAATGTATTAGAATCTAACTTATGAACAAAATATGATCCTGTTGTAAATCCAGTATTACTTGGAGTATCCCAAATAATTTCATCACTATCATAGAATACCTTATCACCAGTACTAAATCCATGATTTAATATAGTAAATGTATTTGGATTAATATCATCACCAGAAGTTGATATACCAGCAACACCAAAATCTAATGGATTAAAGAGTAATTTTTCATATTCAGAATTATAACGAACATCTACCTCAAAAGTATTACCATACCCAACAACATGATTTGGAACTACATTAAAATTAACAATATCACCATTTTTTAAACCATGCGTTGATGTATTAGCAGCAGCAACTTTTGTTATTACTGTAGATGTTATTCTACTAACATCACCATCTACTTGATCATAATTTGTAGTAAATGAATATTCATAACTATCAGATCCATTACCATAAAAATATAATCCACCTGTAGTATGGGCAGCACCAGCATTAGTTGCTAATCCAATATAATCAGTTCCTTTATTAATAACATAAACATCGGTCTTACCACTGTTTATATCAGGCATATTGACAATATCACTACCATCAATCTTAGGACTTACTAATAAAGAAGTAGCAGGAGGTGCTGAAATTATATCCTTACGGAAAGATACCTTATCTCCTGTTTTAAATGGATGATTTGGTACATATATTTGTTGAACTGGAACAGGTACTTGATTATTATTCTCACCTATTGAATAGTCAATAAAAGATCCACTGGTTGTCCCAATACCAACAGACTTAGGACCATTGAAATAAACTACTTTATTGAGAGTAGATTCAAATCTTTCAGATTTAGCAGGTATACTAATCTTACTTGCTAAAGCATCTATTGTAGATCCGTAAGAAACTATATTTCCAGTACCAAATCTTTTTACTCTTATTATAGATCCTACAGGATATAAATTTAATACTTTTAGATACTCATCCTCAATTTTTATAGAAGATCCTATAGAAACAACATCTGAGATAAAGTTAACGTAAATATCTTCAACAGTTCCATTAGGATTAGTATTTTGTGGTATTTCTTTTACCAAAGTCATGGTATCTGTTTTAATACCAATAGTAAATGAATTTGTTAATGCAACATTAGTTGTACTTAAACCAGAAACTATAACAGTATCTTGATCATTTAAACTGACATGTGGATAAAGATGAGCAAATACAGTAGAATTATTACCCCATTCAAATAATACATTTTCAAATTTAGTTAACTCAGTTTCAATACTTGAAACACCTATACCAACAATTTCATCTACTTGACCTCTAGCACCAGTTCCATTAGTTTCAGTATTATCAAATACTGTAAAATCACCGACTTTATATCCATCACCACCATCTAAAATTTCAAATTCTGATACAGATCCTCTAGTAACAGATTCGACAGTAGACATCTGCCTAACAATTTCATTAGATTCTATAATGAAATCATTATCAGCAAATTTATCATCTACTTTGTATGGGAAGGTATTTCTTGATAATGTTGTACTATTAAAATCAAATTCCTGATTTAAGACATTATTACCTGTAATGTATGGTAATCTATAGGTTTTTCCTATAAAGTATGGATATACTGGATCTAGATTTTCATCAATAGTAGCAAAATAAGCATAGATTCCTTTAGGGAATTCAGGTGTCTTACAGAATCTACCATTATGATCATCAAGATCTTTATCGCTACTATACTCCCAATCCTGTATTAATGATCCTTCAGAGAATTTTGATAATGCTGGTCTAATACCAGCAGCAATATCAGCAGCAATTTTAATACTATCCTTAGAATATCCAGATACCATTCTCTTTATAGTGGATCCAAACTTATCTGGTTCACTAAACCCATTTGGTCCATAAATTGGAACACCATCATATGCCCAACCAATTATAGGGGAATGACCACCACTACCAAGACCATCAAATGCAGTTGCAACTTTTCCACCATAACTATAAGCACTTAAAACCAATTTATCATCACCATGTGGTTCTAAATGGAAATTACTACGACGAGAAGCAATATCTACATTAAAATTATTAATTCTTGGCTTAATTAAACCATTTTTACCTCTAGATTCGGCAACAATAAAGGTATCTGATTGAGAATAACCAATTCCTTCATTTATAACTACAACTTCTGTTAATTTTCCATCAGAAACTACTGGTTTAAACTTAGCACCAGTTCCAGATCCAGTAAGTTTTATTTCTGGTAATGAATAATATTCCTTCCCTTTATTAAGAACATAAACATCAATTATTCTACCATCTGATACAATTGCTTTTAATTCTGCTTCTTTACCACTTTGTACATAACCTTCTGGATCTCTATTATGGTTTATAACCTCTGATCCATACTTATTACCCTTTTCATAAAGATCTATACCAGTAATACTACCAGTTACAATAGGTGTAAAGTTGATTGTTCCAACTGCCTTATTTGACTTATAAGTTACACTGGCAGTTACTGTAATATCTGGGTATTTGAATACATTATATCCAGTTCCTGTACTAGTAAGATTAACATACTTACCTCTCTTATAATCATCCTTTTTCTTAGTTAACTCCCATTTAGAAGAATCATCTATAAATGCACTGGATGATGTGTGATTGGTTACACAAATATAAGTATTATTTGATTCTTTTACTAAATCATCAACAACATATGCTTTTGCTGCTTCCCAGTCTTGAGCATCCACAACACCATTATCAGATAATCTGAATGCATTATCATCTATTTTAATTACAGTATATGAATTATAAGTACTTAATTCTGTTATTGGATCACTAAATCCATCATATTCCATTGTGTCATACTTGACAATATCACCTTCTTTGAATCCATGATTCTCAAATTGAACCAAATCATAAGAAGTAGATATACCAACGGGAGGAACTATAACTTTTTTATATGAATAACCACTACCTGAATTAACAACTTTGACAGATCTTAGTGTATTTCTGGGTTCTGTTCTGAATATGTGAACTCCATTACTTGTAGTAGAGAATCCAATTGTATTGATACCTGTAGATCCTGTTAAAGCGTCTTCAGGAGTATTAAACAAACGTATATTCCTATCATTAAGTACATTTACGTAATATGGAGCACCATTTACCAAATAATCACTAACTGTGGTAGCACCACTTTGGAAAGCACCTATTCCAATTGCGTCATTTCCATTGCTGTTGTAGAATATTCTCTCACCATCTCTTAAACCGTGAGTATCAATAAATCTTATAACTTCATTAACTGGGTCAACACCACCATTAAATAATGAATCTTGACTATCAAACTTCATTTGTCTGAATCTAGGACCAACTTCTGGTTCTAGAAGACATCCCTTACCATTACCACCAACTAATGATACTGAACGACATTGATCAATATCAAAATTCTGAGTTTCAACAATAACTTCCTGAACTGATCCAGTAACTACAGGTTCTGCTAATGCAGTAGTCGCTGTACTTACTGTAGGATCTTCAATTTTAATTTTAGGTGGATTACATACATCATAACCCTCTCCACCATTAAAAATATCAACACTACTAATTTGACCATATTTAACAAAATCTAACGATGTTGCTGCTTTAATTTCAACACCATCTATCAAAACACCAACATTATTTTCTGTTTTTTCACCTTTTTCTGCTATATTAAGATCTTGTGATAATGGAAACTTCCTTAATATTGGATTATTAGTTAGAGTCCTATTATAAACACTAGCAGAAGTAAATCTATGAATAACGCCAGTATTTACAAATGAAGGTGCTTTATTAAGTACAATCGTAGATATACCGATAGCACCTACAGAATCATGTAATCTTACAGATTGTTTATCAGCAGATACATCAAGATAAAATACTCTTGTTGTACCATCTGGATTTAAAGTAGTAATTCCAACAAGAGTATCTGCTGCAGCACCAGTTGTTTTGTCATATGCTTCATAAACAACAGCATCTCCATCACTGAATACTGTAGGACTATCAAATTTAATCTGTATATAATCAATAGCGATAGAAGGATCTATCGGATCAGTTGTTTGTGGTAATTCTAAAGTATTGGCATTACCAGTCTCAAAAGACTTTCTAATATATTCAGCATCAACACCATAACTTGGTAATGAGTTGGATGTTACATAACCATCAGTATCTCCGTCAACATATACATTTAATACATCAGCAATAAATTTTTCATTACTATTACCAAAAGATACAAGATCATCACTATTAACTGTTGTTTCTAACTTTGATTTTCTTATAACTCTACGTATATCATAATTTCTATCTGGATGAGGATCATCAGGTCTAGTCCATATTAAGTTGTCCAATCCTGTTAGAGTATTATCGCTTTCATCAATATTACTAATAACAGCAGATCCAATTGAATCTAATCCAAATCTATCAAATATTTCAATATTATCACCAATAGCAAGACTTGATTTATCAATTGGACTTAATAAAGATGGGTTTCCATTAACAGGCCAAGAATCTACCTGATAACGACTACTTGTATTATACTTCCAAGAATTAGCAAAAATTTGCTTATAGGTTCTATTACTATCATCAACATTGGATACGTTATATGATGATATACTTTCACCCATATTTTTACTATAAATCTTCTCACCTTCTTTGATTAGATTTACATTACCAGAAATAACAAAATCGGATAGAACACCAGTAATTCTAAGATCAACTTTCTTTCCTAGATCACCATTTTCATATCCAAATACTACCTCATCTGCTCTTAAATCATCAGCATCATGTATTGCAGATATCACTCCAGAACACCCTAAGAACTGATTTACAGTTTTAGAAGTATATGTAATAGTATTATCTCCAGATATTACAGTTCCACTACTAGGAAATCCTATTGTAGAATCAACAGAAATAACATCAGATCCAATAGCAACAGGTTCTAGTACCTTAGTTTTACCTGGAATAGTAAATATTCCTTCAATTAAATCTCTATCACTAAAACCTACAAATAATGAGATCTTGTAGTAAGTTTTTCTAACATTAGCACCAATACCAAGATTTCTTTCAAATATCTCTACCTCTGAAACAGAAGCAGAAGTTTGAGAATCTGTTGATTTGGTAATAGTTTGACCTACTAAATTAGCAGGATCTCCTGAAATTGCTTCTGCAATGACAACTTCTCTACGAATATACTCAGCAGTAGAAGGTTTAATTAATCTTTCTTCTAGATCTAATATGTCAGCATGTTCACCATATAATACTTTAAATAAGATTCGGATAGACTCTGCTATACCTTTTGACTGATAGAAAGATCTAGCATTCTTAATAAAGTTTCCAACATCAAGACCATCTACAAATTCATTATCTTCTAAACCAGGTAAGAAGGTTTTCTTTAATTTTTGATAAAATTCCTGTAAAAAGAGTACACTAAGGTTAGTAACAGCAGAACCTGCAGTATGAGCAGCAGATTGTGTCTCTTCAAAAACTAAATCTTGTTTATTAACACTTTCTAATGTTGTAGATCCACTAAGATTTGATATACCACTAAAACCACGTATACAACCAAAGAAATTAATATCTGTTTTACTAGTATAAGTGATTATCTCATCATCAATTTTTAATAAACCATACTCATCAGGAAATCCTTTTGTAGATTCAACTGTAATTGTAGTATGAAAAGTATCAATATCATCAGTAATATTTGTAGTTCCAATAACCACTTCTGGAACTAAATTATCTACTTTAAGATAATTATCAAGGTTATCAACTAAATCAATATTAGCACCCTGAAACTCTTGTGAGAGATAGTACTGTTTAAAAAACTCAGTAGCATTAGGAAAATCAGCAACCAAAAATTGTGGAAGCTGATTCTCTATAATGGTATTTAATTGTACCTTCTTATCGAATTCTATACTCATTTATTTTCTCTCTAGTTCCCCATTTGAATAACTTGAAGTATAATAATCTCGTGAAAATACAATTCCTGATACATCTTCGCCTGAAGCAATTACATCCTTAACCATATTTATCTTACTCTTAGAAACATCAAAACTAAGATATAGATCCTTTAACCCAATAATATCATTTGAATCGGGGAATGCCTGAATCTCAACAATGTCATTAGCAGCAACTGTTGATGTGATATGAATGGTATTTAAGAGAATTTCACCTTTCTTATAGTCAACTGTTCCTACAGATTTACCTACAATGTTAAAAACACTGTTTGCATCTCTAGAAACTAGACCCAAATTACCTTTCATTGAACCATCTAGGTTTCCATTCTCATCTTTATTGGGTACATCAGTTAGATAAACAACTTTATCATAACCATTAATCATAAATCCAGTACTCTTAATATTATATCCTTGTTGGTTGATATAAAATCTATTACCAAAACATAGCTCATATTGAGCAGATTGGTCTATAAGTGCCTTCAAATCTCTTCTAATCTTTACTTTAGTAATATTAGAAGTAATACCATTATGAACCCTATCAATTAATTGAGAGGTTTTACTGTACTTAAACCTTCCACCAAACTTATTAATATCAACTGTATTGGAATAATTGGATAAAGCAGTAGTAATTTGAGATTTTAAATTATCTGGAGTGTCAATCTGTGCTGTGTTATAGTATACTGTTGAGTCAATCTCTACATATAGCACTTTTAGATCAACAATTTTAGAGTTAATACCAGCAATAGCGTAACTCTTTAACTTACTTTTGATCATCTGTTTATCAAAATCAGACACATAAGTACCATTTCTTGGTTTAATGCTGATCCGAACAGTACCAAATTGAGGTGGATCCATCTCTTCACCACCAACCACTGCTACAGACTCTGTTGCAGGATAAATCTGGGATATTATTGCTTCATAATCCCTTGGTGTAACCGCCCTGTATTGTGCCGAATACGTTCTAGGAGCCAAATACTTAATAGAGTTAAGATTCTCTATCTCAGACCCATTTACAGCACTCTGAACGGTAGTAACGTTTACAGTTTTCTTTGGTATTTTTACTGCTCCATTCTGATCAGTAATCGTTCCTTGGAAGTCAAATGTTTTCGCACCATTACCATCCGCACCATCTGTTACGATATATCTTGCGGTAATACTGTCATTATTCTCTAATGCTTTACCAAAGTAACTATCACCAAAGATAAGTTCAAATTTCTCGTCTTGAATCTCTTGAACTAAGAAAATTTCCGAATTTTGGTCTAAATTTAGTATGTTATCGATCTTTTTAAATTGTCGTCCTAACCCAGTTGTATTCTGTTGACCAACAAAAACAACGATTGTGGAGCTATCAATGCTTGAATTG